TGACTGACAGCGCAGGTAACGTGGACACTAAGGTTAGTGACAACTTGTTCATAGCTTTGTACAAGTCAACAGAAGCTGGTGTCATCACTTCTGTTAACGGCGCGGCTTTGCCAACAACTTACATGGGCGGCTCAGACTTGCCTGTTGAGTTGCGGTGGGCGGCATCTAATCGTCAAATGAACGGTCTTGGTTTTGCAATTGTAAAAATAAATTACAACCGTGAAGCAGAGACTACAAATATGCAGACTCTGACCTTTTCTGTTAGCCATTACCTTAACGGTACTGGTGCTGCGAAGCCGGGGGACGTTTGGTATGACTACATTACAAACGAAAAGTACGGCGGCGCTATGCCAGCAGACTTGGTAGACGCAACATCTGCCACAGCATTGAACACCTACTCTGATGGCTTAATACCTTACACAGATACAACAGGCGCACAAACACAACCTCGTTACCGCATCAACGGTGTTATTGATACTGGTCAGTCGTGCTTAAACAACATCAACTCAATAATGATTGTGTGCGATTCTTGGAATCAATACAACGCAGCACAAGGCAAATGGAGCGTTGTCATTAACAAGGATACGTCAACAGCATATGCGTTTGATGACAATTCAATTGTTGGTGAAATTCGCGTTAGTGCTTACGACATTACAAGCAGCGTCAACCAGATTGAAGCCGAGTTTCCTCGCGGCGACAATCGTGACCAATCTGATTTTGTCTATATTGAAACTCCAGCAGGTCTGCTGTACCCCAACGAACCAATTAACAAGCAGTCGGTTCAATTTGCAATGACCAACGATTCGGTACAGGCGCAGTATCTTGCAAACCGAATCCTTGAGCAAGCCCGTGAAGACCTGATTGTGAGCTTCAGCACGGCATATGTTGGCATACAGGTTGACGCTGGCGATGTGGTGACTGTGACCAACTCATCTTACGGCTGGTCAAACAAGCCGTTTAGGGTTATGCGTGTGTCTGAGGTGTCGCTGCCTGATGGCAACCTTGGCGCATCGTTTGAATTGAACGAGTACAACGCCCAAGTCTATGACGATCAAGACATTACAAAGTACATTCCAGCCCCTAACTCAGACCTACCTGACCCATCCTACTTTGGCCCTGTTCCAGCGCCTACAGTGACCTCTAGCTTTCCTAATGCTGCTGTTCCTAGCTTTAACGTGCAGCCATTTATGACTTCCGCTAGTTTTGCAACATATGCCGAAATTTGGTATTCCGCATTTGCAAGCCCAACCGCAACGCAACGATTGCTTGGCGGGACTACATCACTGCCTAGCAACGGTGTTCCTTATACTGCTGGTCAAACATTACCAACAGTCAACCTGCAAATCCCTGCTGGCAACTGGTATCTGTTTGCTAGATTGGTCAATCCAATTGCCAACAGCGAGTATTCACCAGCAAGCACTGTCTTTGCTTGGAGTCCAACAACATTTCAATACACAGACAGATACATTGCTGTTGCCTATGCGAATAATGCAACAGGCACATCTGGTTTCAGCTTTAGCCCTCGAAACAAAGCATATTACGGTTTGTACAACAACGTGATTGCAAACGGCGGCACTGATCCAACGCTATACAAATGGTATTTGTCACCTGTAAATTTTGGGACAACTGCTGACAATTATTTGTTGTACGCAAATCGTAGCAATAGAAAATTTAGCTTTGCTGTAGGCAATGCGGGATACGTCAACCTCGGTGGTGCATTTGTACCAAGCGAAACCTCTGTTTATGATTCAACTGTATGGTCAGGATTGATTGACCCTACTGCTGGAATACAAAGTTTCATTGACTTAGACAGATCGACTGGACAAGTTATTGTTAATGGCTTTTCTAGTCCTAATCAAAATGATGGATTCTTGTCTATCACCAACAATACTGATGGACAAATGCGGGTTAACTTGCAGCAGTTTTTGAATTTTGGTACAGGAATTTATACAAAGTCTTTTGACGTTGCAAAATTGACCGTAGACGTATATGGTCGAGTGGTCGGCTTTCTTGAGCAAGATCAGTTCTTCTACACGGAAACTGTATATACAGCAACTGCCGCACAAACCACATTCAGCAACACTCACACGGTTGGCTGGATTTTGGTTTTCCGCAATGGTGTTTTACTGGATACGACCGAGTATTCTGAAACATCTACCACTGTTGTGATGGCAAATGCTTGCGCTGCTGGAGAAGTGATTGCTATCTTTTACATGCGTGGTGTCAGCACATCTGCGTCCTATGTGCAGACGAACATGACGATTGCGTCAAGCACAACTAACACAATCACATACAGCAATGCGCCTTGGCAAATTGTCAATGTTGGCGACAAGATGACGTTTACAGACGTTGTATTGCCAAGTCCTCCAACGCAATACACTGTTCAAAGCATAAACACCACAACAAAGGTGATTACTTTTACCACGACCATTGCAGGTGCAACTGCTGGCAATCAAGTTTATATTGCTCGGGCTGCTGGTGCAAACTATGCGCCATTCAGCAGATACAAGGTCGCCCTAACTGCTGCAACAACATACACGCCAACAACATGGGCAATTCAGAACGGTGCTGAGTCAATTTATGTAAACGGCGCACAGATAAACGAAATTGACTACAACATTAGTGGTTTGGCGATTGATGGGTTCCCTGCCCCATTGACAGGAAATATGACCATTATTTTGTTCGCGCCAAACAACTTGAACGTGCCAGCATCTAACGTGGTTAACGTCACCGCTTACTCAACAGCAGGTCAAACAACATACCCGTTCACAAGCAACCCACTGTCGTTGGAGATTTTTGCCAACGGCGCATTGCTTGCACAAGGTGCGTCATATGATTACACTGCGAGTTCGGCAAATTACATTTTGACCACAGCATTTAACAACAATTTAACCCTTCTGAATCAACAAACTTTTGCCCGAGATGGCGCAGCATAAGGACATCACATGACTCAAGCCTTTAACCTATCGCAACTTGCAAACAACCTCAACACAGCAGGTCAACTAGACGCTACTGACGGTCTTGTAAACGCTGTACCTGTAGCTAATGGCGGTACAGGAGCATCTAGCGTTGCTGCTGCTGTTTCTAACTTGTCGGCATCAATTTATCCTGTTGGATCAATTTACATCAATGCTGGAGTTACAACAAACCCTGCAACATTGTTGGGCTTTGGAACTTGGACAGCTTTTGGTGCTGGTCGAGTTATGGTGGGTTTAAATGCAGGTGATTCTGCTTTTGACACGTTGCAAGAAACAGGCGGTAGTAAAGACGCTGTTGTTGTAAGTCATTCGCACACAGCTACTGTTACTGACCCCGGACACCAGCACGCACCCCCTGCGGGTAGCTTTTTATCTGACACAGGTTCTGGATCGTTTGGCTATGGTGGACCCGGACCTAATATTTCTCTTTATGGAAACACTGCATCTTCATCAACAGGCATCTCTGTTGGTATTTCAACAACAGGCTCCAGCGCCACAAACGCTAACCTTCAGCCATACATCACCGTTTGTATGTGGCGAAGAACTGCTTAATAAGGCATAATCTCATCAAGACATGACAATACTCGTAGCCCTGTGAGTACATAGGGAGCGTCACCACCTGAGTACAGGGAAATTATGGCTGTCTTTAACAAAAACTCACTTACGCAAGTGTCAGGGTTTGACAACCCTATCATTGCCGGAGAATTGGTTTGGGATCAGCAAACTTTTTGGAATTTCAACCTGAAAAGTGCTGACAATGTAACCCCGATAAACCTAACTGGCGCAACAATTGACGCTCAGATTGTTCGCCGCAACGTCACAAACATTCAAGATACCCGCAATGGGTTGACGTTTGACATTGACAACTACACGCCAACACCCCCATCCATTCCGTTGACAATTACAAATCGCGACAACCTTACTGGCGTATTCACTTTGGTGATTGACAGCGCAGCTTGGGGGTTGATGGATAACGACCCCGGACTAGACATCAACGCACAAAACTGCGTTGGATACTCAGGCCGAGTAAAAATTGGTTTCCCTGCTGTGGGCATAACAGTTCCTGCTGACGATGCAATTATATTTTTGATGTTTTTGGTGCGCTCTGACGGTATCGTTGTGGAGTAAACATCATGGCAAGCGTCAATGTTTCGGTACAAAGCGGTAACAGCTTGATTGCAAATGTTGAAACGACTTCACAAGTCATCAACTTAAATAGCACAAGCATTACTGCAAGCATCACCCCAACACCAAATCAAGTCATCAGCCTTGATCGTGGCTTTGTTGGCCCTCCGGGTCCAAACGCCATCGGCGGTTATCCAATTAGCGTGTCAACTCCGTCCAACTACGATGCGCTAATGTTTTTAGACAATGAATGGACAAACGTGCCGCAAGTGGAAATCACTGACGGTGGAAACTACTGAGGAATAGCATCATGGCAAACACAATTCGCATCAAACGCAGAGCAAACGGTGGTGGCTCTGGCGCACCCGCAACCCTTCAAAACGCTGAACTTGCGTTCAACGAACAAACCAATGTGCTGTACTACGGCACAGGTACAGGCGGCGCTGGCGGCAGCGCAACCAGTGTCATCGCAATTGCGGGTACTGGCGCTTTCGTTGACACCTCGACAAACCAGACTATTGGTGGAACCAAGACGTTCAGTACCCCCATTACTGGTTCTGTAACTGGCAATGCTGGCACAGCTACAGCCCTTGCAACTGGACGCACTATTGCCATCACTGGCGACTTGGCCTACACCAGCGGCTCTTTTGATGGCACGGCCAACGTCACTGGCACTGGCACACTGGCGACCGTCAACAGCAACGTGGGCACTTACACCAAAGTGACCATCAACGCCAAAGGCTTGGCAACTGCTGGCTCACAAGCAAGCCTGTCTGATTTGTCTGTGCCTACGGCAGCATTCAGCTTCAACAGCCAAAACTTGACCAACCTTGCCGATCCTGTAAACGCACAGGACGCTGCAACAAAATCGTATGTGGACAGCACGGCACAAGGTTTGGACACCAAGGCATCTTGCGTTGTCGCATCTACCGCCAACATTGCCACACTCAGCGGCCTTCTGACCGTTGACGGCATTACTGTTGCTGCTGGTGATCGTGTGCTGGTGAAGAACCAAACCGCACAAGCCGACAACGGTATTTATGTCGCAAGCGCATCGGCATGGGCACGTTCTTCTGACATGGATGTGTATTCGGAGTTTCCGGCTGCTTACACTTTTATTGAGCAAGGAACAACACAAGCCGACACAGGATGGGTCTGTACTGTCAACCAAGGCGGCACGTTGGGCACAACCCCAATTACTTGGGCGCAGTTTAGCGGCGCTGGCAGCTATACCGCTGGCACTGGCCTTACCCTTACCGGGACCACGTTTGCTCTTGCTACACCCGTTGCAGTGGCAAACGGCGGTACAGGCGTAACTACCAGCACAGGTTCCGGCGCAAACGTGTTGGCTACAAGCCCAACACTGGTTACTCCAGATCTTGGCACACCAACATCTGGCACTTTGACAAACTGTACTGGTTTGCCCGTGGCTTCCGGCATTAGCGGCTTAGGCACTGGTGTTGCCACCTTTCTTGCAACACCTTCCAGCGCAAACTTGGCCGCAGCAGTTACTGGCGAAACTGGTAGCGGAGCATTGGTATTTGCAACCAGCCCTGCTTTGGTTACTCCAGATCTTGGCACACCATCTAGCGGCACTTTGACAAGTTGCACGGGTTTGCCATTGACCACAGGCGTTACTGGCACTCTGGCTGTGTCCAACGGTGGTACAGGCGCGACAACGCTGACTGGCTACGTCAAGGGTACTGGCACAACAGCCATGACTGCCTCGTCTACAATTCCCAACACAGACATCACGGGATTGGGCACAATGTCAACCCAAAGCGCGGCAAGCGTTGCAATCACTGGCGGCAGCATCACAAACCTGACCACCTTTGATGGCATTACGATTGACGGCGGCACGTTCTAAATTTTTATCAACCCTGCCTATATAGGCGCGACAAGGGAGCCATATGGCAAACATCATCAAGCCCAAGCGGTCAAACACAGCCGCAAAAGTCCCAAACACCACAGAGTTGACCAGTGGTGAGTTGGGTGTCAACATGGCCGACAAAAAAGTCTACATCAACAACGGCACGGCTGTTGTTCAGGTGGGGGCGGGTAACCTTAGCGGCCTTGATGATGTCGCTGTATCAAGCCCAACCAACGGGCAATCACTTAGCTACAACAGCACAACTTCCAAATGGGTGAACAGTTCAGCGGGTTCCGGAACCGTTACGAGCGTTGGAATCACGCCCGGAACAGGCGTCACTGTAAGCGGAAGCCCCATCACGACAAGTGGAAACATTGATGTTGGCTTGAGCACCAAACTTACTGCTATTGAAAACTTGTCTGGCGCGGGTTTTTTTACGCAAAACGGCAGCGGAGCAATTGCAGGGCGAACTTTGCAAGCCGGAACTGGAATCAGCATTGCTCACGGCAACGGTTCCTCACAAGACCCAACTATTACCAACACCGCACCAGACCAGACCGTTGCTTTGACGCAGGGCGGCGCGACAACCATCACTGGTACATATCCCAACTTCACGATTTCTAGCGTCAACACGACATACAGCCTTGCCACATCAACCGTGGCTGGTCTAGTGGAGTTGGCTTCTGACACCGCGCAAACTGTTGCGGCCAACGCTGTGACGGCTACGGCATCCAGAACCTACGGCCTACAACTAAACGCAGCTAGTCAAGGCGTGGTCAACGTGCCTTGGACAGACACCGTGTATTCCTTGCCAGCAGCAACCAGTACGGTTCGCGGTGGCATTGAGTTAAATTCAGACACGGCGCA